TTTCCTCTGCATAATCGGAACCCAACTTGCAAAGAGCCGTGGTGCACTCCCACGAAGTACCGCCCTGCTCTCCTTCGGGAGCCTCGGTTCGCACCTCATGAGCGTCCTTACGCAGGTACAGCCAAGCCGTACCATCCGGCAGTTTTTCCAGCGTTACTGCCTGCGGATTATGGTCAAGGTTCTCGATAAAAATCATGCTGCTATCCTCACTTTCTTCATTGCATTTCTTTGTGCCGTTACGCGGATTGCTACTTTTGCGGCCGTGAACAGCTTTTTCTGTTTTAGGGCTTCGCTGATTGCACGAGATTTTGTCCAGTCAAAATAGCCGTTATAGCTGACCAGCTTGTATGACCGCCAGACCGGCACATATCCATTTCGTGAAACATCAGCCTTGGCTCGAACGTACTGCCGCCGAGCCCTCAGAAAAATTCTGGGGCGTATCGTGGTGTAGGTACGGTGCATCACATAGCCAGCCATATCCAAGCCCGGACACCCTTTCGCCGCTCCAGTCATGTGTCGGCGCTGATGTTCTTCAGCCGCGCTTAGAAAATCCACCCGAACCCACTCGGTTTTTATGGTCAGCCCAAATTCAGCCAGCGCCCACTTAGTCAATTTCCGGGCCGCACTTTGTATATCGGCCCATCGTCGCCCAAGTAGAACAAGGTCGTCCATATAGCTGCCGCTGCGGGTCACAAACGGCGTAGACGCTCCTCGGCGAGTCTTTGCATAGCTCAACACCTTTACCAGCATATAGCTGGCAACAAGGTTGAAAAGCCACGCTTCGAGGTATCCGCCAATGAGCAGTCCCTCGCCCGGTGCCATCGCTAGCAAGCATTTGATGACCGCCAGCAACCATGTCGCACCCGGAATCTCACGCCGCAGAATATCCATCACGACAGCCTGTTTCGTATGGGCATACGCTCCCTGCACATCCAGCTTGACTGCGTGTTGAATTCCAAGGCTTTTCCTGCGAAGCCAACGCTCAACCTGACGTTTTAGAGCAATCTGCCCCTTTCCGGGGATGCTGGCGAATTGATACGGAAGCAATTTTGCGCGAAGCAGCGGCCGCAGTCCAATCACCGCCAAATGTCCAAAGGCTTGGTGCATCGGGCAGCAGTTGGACAGCTCACGCCGTTTCATGCTGATCCCATCAATTCGATAAAATACGCTCACAGGTTCAAGGTCGAGGTCGTCCGTCTCGCCTTCCACAAGGTCTTCCACGCGTTGTTCCATTTCGAGAGCAATGCTGTTCACTACTTCCAAACGCAGATTCCAGTCGTTTAACCGGGCGGCGCGCGATAATTCTGCACGGCTCACACCTCCATATTTCTCCACCGTGGCGAGGTAATCCCGGCGGAACCATTTTTTATCAAACGCTTCAAGGACAGCCTGCTCACACATTGCGTGCGTGAGCTGTAAGAACCTCTTTGTTTTCATATCCTTAAAGCCTCCAAACTTGCTGATGTTCAACGACTTTCGGTTGCCGTCCCCGGCCTTAAATCAGGCAGAACGGATTTCTACTACTCGCCGCCACGCAGTCCCAAAAACTGCGGCCACGCTCTCACCAATGCGTCCGTATCTCTCGAAACGCTCAGCTGCATGGTGTCGGTATAACATGATCTTAGTGGTCAAGCCACAGGCGCAATGAAACGCTTATGCCCTTTTGAGGGCTATTTTATCATCAGCATGCCGAGGCACACCGTTCCAGTTCGCCGTGCCGGGGCCATTGTTGCCATTCGCACAAGGCAGGCCGCAGTTAGCACCGTCATCCAGGTTGCCACCGCGCCAAGGGGCGTACACGCCCGCCGAACTGGGCGAATTGAACGCAGCCACACGCCGCTTCATTGCTCCAAAAACAATCGGCTT